CAACCCTGCTTACTCCTGATTGCATGGTGGACCATTTTGATGAAATGCGCAGGTCTGATCCTCAAGTAGCAATGCTGCTATCAGTGGTTAAAGACCCTATTAAATCCGCTACGTGGGGCATTCGTGCCGTTGATGATAGTGATGAGGAAAAAGAAATAGCTGACTTTGTTGAGCATGTATTGTTCAAAGATATGGGCTATTCAGACGGTTCAAAAGTAAAAACATTTTCAGAATTTATAATTGAGGCGCTAACTTTTGTAGAGTTTGGATTCTCGGTTTTCGAGGTCGTGCATAAGCTGGTAGAGGATCATCCTGTGTTTGGAACTTATCACGGTATTGCAGATATTGCGTTCAGGCACCAGAGATCAATTCTCGAATGGCACTTGAATAAAAACGGTAGCATTAGAGAGGTTCGTCAATTTGTCGGGTCTGGTGATTTAGAAGCTGATGTAATGATTGATGGCGCTAATCTTCTCGTGTTTTCCATCAACAAAGAGGGCGATAATTACCAAGGCATATCCATGTTGCGTCCTTGTTTTGGCTCTTTTTTCAGAAAGAACATTTACCGCAAGTTACAGGCAATAGGTATCGAGAGAGCCTCAAAGGGCGTTCCCATCGGCATTATTCCCGAGGATATGATCAAGCGGGATGATTACGAAGCTCAGCGCACAGCATTTCAAAGTGTTCTTGATAGTCTTGAAGCTCACGAAACAAACAGTGTTGTACTAGGCGCCGGGTTCACTATAGATCAGTTAAAAATCACACATGATGCCGAGAAGCTACAAAAAGTTATCAATTCTGAAAACGTTGAAATGACAAAATCCTTTATGGCAAACTTTATGGAATTAGGGTTAGAAAACAATAGCGGTTCGTTTGCCCTCGGCTCTGATCTGTCTGATATATTTCTTTCCGGACTAACCTGTAAAGCGAAAATAATTGAGGAGCGTGTTGACCTATGCTTAATCAGAAAAATAGTACAAGCTAAATTTGGCACTCGTCAGGCATATCCCACACTCAAAGCAACCGGTATTAATGATAAGGCGGGTACAGAGCTTGCGGAGGTTCTAAAAAGCCTTAACGAAACAGGCGCTCTACAAGTTTCTGATGCACTTAAAAAACACGTTCATAAACTATACGCCTTGCCTGAGTTTGACCCTGATCTAGAGGAAGAGGAAGAGGAAGAAGGATCTAGCCATGATGATGAAGATGAAAAGTTATCAGATAATGACGATCAGCCTCATATTAATTGCTCTAAACCTGATTGTGATTGCGGTACTAATTTTGATGCTATTTATGCAGAGTTAAAAAAAAACGTTTTAGAAAAGGCGGGGCTTTCAGATGGTGAACAGCTAAGCGCATTTGAGCAGGAACGCCTTGACGCTGCTTTTTATGAGGAAGCCAGAAAAGATATAAGGTTAGCCTCTGCCATACCCTCAGTATTTATTACAAGGCAGGCTGAGCCTTTAGAAGCTGCTACCCGGGCAATGCTTACAGAGCGATCTGATAAAATGATTGCTACAATGGCAAACATATTTAAAACCGAGAAAAACAGGAATAAGGCGCGCACTCGCGGTTTAGAGCAGAGGTTGCCAGATAAAAAAGCATTCAAGGACATGTACAAAGCCTCTGTTGGTGATACTTCTAACAAAGCCCTGGATAATGTTTTAAAAGAATTGGGCGGCACTCGTGAAAGCTTTAATTTAGCTGATGAGATTAAGGATTTGCCTAGCAAAATGCAGCAAGTCGTATTAGCTGAAGCATTGCTAACTGCTGAGTTTCTTGACGTTGATCTGGAAAAGATTGTGCTGTTTACCTATAATCTTAATTTTGATCAGACTGACTCGGCGGCTGTATTAACACAGGAGCTTACAAAGCAGCGTGATAGATTTGTTAAAGGCGGCATTCCTAAAACTGCTGCTACAAACGTAACATCAAAGGTTACAAACGCAGTACGCAATGATGTATTTCAATCTCCGGACGTTCTGGAAGAAATAGAAAGCTTTGTCTTTGTTAACCCGGCTCCTGTTTCGGCTATTTGCCAAAACTTAACAGGTAGGGTATTCTCTAAAGAAGAATATGCCACAACCCCTTTCCTGCCTCCATTGCACCATAACTGCAAGTCAACTATCAGAGCGCAAAGGACAAAGGCCAGGAATAAGAAGCCGGTTGATGCAGAGGGTTTAAGGCCAACAGGTACAGATATAGAAATTCAGAAAGCATTGAAGAGCATAAGCATATGAAAAAAGATAGACAGAATATACAAGGGATAACCTTTCATGAGATTGAATTAGGTGAGCATGACGATTTTACAGAGGTACAGCTTATGCGTACCGGCTCATTTACTCATATGTTTTTTGGTGAGATGGAGATAACCGAGGATATGTTTAAATCTTTTCGTAAGAATTTCCGTAAGAACGTTAAAAAAATAAAGCTGGCTACAGATTATTCTCACTTCTCACATATGGAAGCTGCCGGATGGATTACAGACGTTATCCTGAAAGAAAAAAATACTGAATTGTGGATAAAAGTAGAGTGGACCCCCACAGGAAGACAGAGAATACTTGATAAGGAATATAAATATATGTCTGCCGATTTCTCAGAAAACTATCAAGATAATGAGAGTGGTAAGAAGTTTGGACCGACTTTAAACGGTGCAGCTTTAACCAATAGGCCATTCATAAAAGATATGGACGCTGTTTTGTCAGATATTGACATGAGCGAGGAAAAGCGTCAGGCTATAAGAGAAATTTTAAACGATGAACCTTTAGAAAAGGAAGATGATCAAATGAATGCCAAGGAAGTTAAGGAATATATCGCTACTTTGTCTGAAGAAGAAAAGATAGCACAAGGCTTTGTGGAGATTAAAGAAGTTGAGGTACAGCTTTCCGATGATGAATCCAAAGCGAAAGTGGCTGAATTAGAAGCCGACAACAAAAAGCTTTCCGATGATGCTAAAACAACTGCTAAGGAAGCAGAGTTTTCAAAATTGCTTACTGATGGCAAAGCGGTTGAAGCACAAAAGGCCGCTTTCATGAAAGGCGATATGACATTATTTGCTGAGCAAGCTGTTAAGCTTAACACTGAGGTTAAGGGCGATGGCAATGATGGCGTTGACCCTGATAAGGATAAGAAAAAAGACGAGCCTAAAACTTTTGATGAGGCTTGTGACAAAGCAATTGAATTAACTGATGTGATGCTCAAGGAAAATAAGAGCATGAAGTTTGACGAGGCTCATAAGAAAGTTCTTTCTGATAATCCTGAGTTGGAGAAAATTATGGAAGCCGCCTAACAGCAGCTTTCAATGTTAAATTGAGGTTTTAATTTATTAAAAAGGAATAATTAAATGGCTATTTTTCAACCGGTAAATAATTTAATGGGGCTTAAGGCTACTGCTGTCGCTCTTGTTATATATATCGCCGTTAAATATGACGCAGTAGAGAATTTGGTTTTAATCGCTGGTGCTGGTGATGATATTGTAGGCTTTACAAGGGCTGCTGCTGCTGCAAGTGCTGTTGTAGAGATAGCAAGTCAAGGCGGCGGTGCATTGGCTGTTGCTGGCGGCAATATCTCGCAGGGCGACAGGCTAAAGGTTGATGCTGCCGGTAAATTAGTTTTAGCTGCAACGGCAGATGATTTGTCTGTTGCTATTGCTCGTGGCGATGCTGTCCTGGATGATGTTTTTGGAGTTTATGTAGAGTCACTACGAATTCACGCCTAGTTCTTAGGCATGTACCTAGCTCTTGGGTATTTGGTTTTAATGAGATAGAAAAGGAAATATACCATGTCTCAAAATACAGCGCTTATAGACAAGTTTCTGACTAACGCCAGTAACATGTTGTTGCCACAAAATTATATATCAGAAATGATATTGCCTATTGTTCCGAGAAAACAAACCACAGGTAAAATTGCAAACTACGGCAATGGCCACCTGAGGATTGAAAATACATTACATATCGGAGAAGGCCCGTACGCAAGAGTTGATTCAATCACTCGTGATTCTGATACTTATTCTATTGAAAATCACGGTTTGCAAGGCACTATCACAGACGAAGATTTTAGGAATGTTGAAAAGCCTTATGATGCCCGTATTGATGAAACCCTTGCTCTTACAACTCATTTATGGCTTGGCAAGGAGGCTGGTTTAGCTAATATTCTGCAAGACCCTGCTATTATAACTCAGAATAGTACTCTAGCAGGAAATGCTCAGTATAATAACCGCGATCATGCAGATAGTAACCCTATCGAGGATATGCAAACAGCGCGTGACACTATGCTGGACTCTATTGGTCAATCTCCTAACGCGGCTGTCATGAGCCGTAAAGTATTTAATGCCCTACGTTTCCATGCACAACTTATGACTTCTGGTTATGTTCAAAACAGGGTGGGCCAATTGTCAGGTAAAGAGCTTGCTGATGTTCTTGAGCTGGATCAAATATTCGTCGGTGATGCTATCTTTAATAGCGCGAAACAAGGGCAGACAGCCGTTATTGCTCCGGTATGGGGCAAGGATTTGATTTATGTGAAGATCGGCAAGCCGGCCTTACGTCAGAAGGTTCTGGGTTGGACTATTATAAAATCCGGTACCAAACCTCGCCAGGTTCAACGTAAGAGGAACTTTACGCCTAGAGGCTCTGAGGAAATATCTGTTGATGATAACTACGATCAGCTTATTCTAAATGCTGAATGTGCTTTCCTGATACAGGACGCTATAGCTTAATTCTCCGTCCATAATAAAGAGTTTCAAAGACCCCTTGTTTTTCAGCTTTCGAGGGGTCTTTGTTATGGGTATTCATAAAGGCCACTATTAAATTCCCCTCTATTATCATAGTAACCCTTAATGCCTATGCCGGCCGGCACTATTCTCATGTTAAGGCAAGGGCTGTTAAGTTTTTTAATGCGGGTTATCTGGGATTTGGCAGCCATTTTATTTTTGTAATATCTGATTTTATTCATAGACACGACATGGTTTATTTTATGGCCCCCTCCATGATAGGTATTATTTGAGTATCTGATTACCCAATGTCTTTGTACGCTGTTATCCATTGTTTCAGCCTCTATTAGTAGTTAATTACATGGTTCGTCGTAGGTTCGTAGCATTACTCGCAGTTGTTATGCAATCTCCAATTGATCATGTTTAAGTGGATGGGTTAGCTCAAGGATAAAATCCCCCTGTAATGTCTCCGTCTTGCATCTAAAATATATTCCAGAGCTTGCGACTCTAACCTGTCTTATTTGCACCCATCTACCCAACATAGATTCTTTAGAATTAGATTTTGGCCTGTATTTGTTGCAAGTTATTCTAGCCTTAACTCCGATAAATTGAGCGTTTAAGTCCCTCTCTATCTTCCTTAGCTGATAGTACAGATCATCTATTACGTCAATTTGTGCTATAATTATCATGACTGTATTTCCCCATTTATAAAATAGTATACCCCGTATCTAAATCTAGGCGCTCTGAGCATTGTTTGAGCTAATGATTGCTTAGGTTCGTTCCATCGTGCGGCACAGTGTCGAGCTATAGGCCCGGCATTGGCATAGAAATTAAACTTAAATGTTGGACGCTGGAAAGGAGTCATTTACCCATACTCTTTAACTTTTCTAAGTAGCTCTGATGCAGGCTATCATAATAAGCCTTGTGCTCTCTCTCGGTTCCGGTAAAACCGTACCTGGTGCCTAATGGAGATATGCCTATATGATCCGTAACCAAATCTATACGAGTTTCATTTTCATCAGGAGGAGTCCAGCCAAGCAATATAAGACCCTCTCGGATTGCGGCCTCTTCCATATTCAAAACCCTTTTAGATAACTGACCCGCTATATTAGTAATAATTTCTACATGCCGGGTTTCGTCTTCTCCTATAAAAACCATGCCTTTTACAGTAATGCTTGTTTTTTCGTCAAATGTTCTATCGTTCATTTTGTCGCCTTTCTTATTTTATAATGTCCTTTTTCGTCTACGATAATAATCACACAATTGACGTAATAGATGA